GTCTCGGTACACCAGTTATACACAGTGACTCTTGCAGTCTTAGTGTCTTGGGGGTCATCAGACCAAGGGTCTTGGTAAGTGACCTTCGCAGACCACTCACAGTTGATTTTCTCATCACGACTTATGTCAGTGTAGGTGGGTTCACCCAGAATAGACACTAACTTGTCATAGGTAGTATTGATAGTTCCTTGACGGCTACATAGGTTAACATCAATATCAGTTTTATATTCAATAACATTCATAATCAATCCTCATTCTCAATACAAGTATTATACTACACCGAACAAGGTTTGTCAAGGATTATTTAAGTATTATCTCCATCACGATATTTAATATCTGACTTATTGAATATCTTCCGATTTTTACCACCACGTAACCATCCGCCTTTCTCCCAAGGAAGAGGCAGGAACTTCTCCTGTTTCTTTTCCTCTATTATATGGGATGACATCACGACCGCAAAGAGACCCAGAAAAATTAAAACCATACCTACTACCCAACTAACAAATTCCATAACTACCTCTCGTAATGGTCATGCACGTGTAGTTGGATGATTGCGTAGTGTAATACCTTCATCAAGTCAGCACGATTATAACCGTTCTTATTACCATATCGTTGTGCATACTTCATAATGTTACCGATACAGAAACCATCACCATGACCACCATCAATAATAAACTCAGTCGCCTGAAACTTATTCTTTGAGTAGTGTTCTCCATATGTTCCGTCAATGTAGTCCATCAACTCTTGGACTGCCTTGTCTTCATCATATTTGTATTCAATACTATTGTTTGTCGAACCTTTCACTTATAACTCCTTTCAATTAATAATCTAATAATATCACTTATGACAACAAAAGTCAAGGCGTTTCTAACTCAGATATGAAATCCTGTATCGCATCAAACGCTTGGTCTTCCATGTTACTACCCCCAATGTGGTAAGGAAACTTAAACGCAAGAGTAAAACGAGGACAGTTAGTCCACGCAGCGTGCCAACAATGATGTTCGGGTTCGTCATTACGACCGAACCGATACCACCTTGCTTGCCACCCTTTCTTATCTGGATGTTTAATAAACTCATCTTTCTCTTTATCATAATAAGTAAAGTAACCATCACCATCCTCACTCCACGTAAGAATGATTTGATAACCATGTGCATTCCAGTTGGTATGCCATCCCACGAAACCGCCAGGCGGATAGTAAGATGTGAGAGAGTTTGACCTTGCACCAAACCTCATCGGTAGTTCAGTCTTAGTCCAATGTTTTAGTGGTGCAAAAACATCGGGTCGTTGATCTCTACCATATGCGACTTGGAAACCATATCCCTGTTCGGGAAATCCTTTATGTTCCATTCCTTTGTCAAGCATCTTCTGAAGTGATTCTGGTTTACAGTATATCTCACCTTCACCCACAGGAACACGCTCTTCTGGATTCATATATGTCTGGTTAGACAACTCTTCCATGAGTTCACGGTGCGGAAGGAACATATCAATAGTCTCATCAAGAGTCTTTAATAGTTCCTTGTTCCTTATTACTATCTCTGTCATTTATTCCTCAAGTGCTTTAACTACATCTGGAAAGTGTTGTCCAATTATCTCCCAACACTGTTCTGCAACTTCCATATGCTCTTTCTGCGTACCATTACCCATTCTCAGATCACAATAATGAATCCACGATCGTAATGACCCTGCCATATATAGAGTTGTTTCGGTATTACCTTCTGGTAAAACTGCACGTGCCTGTTCTTTTGCGATGCCATTATCCAACGCCCATTTATATACTTCTTTGGACTTGTTGATAACCTCACGTTGTTTCATACTCCAGTTTTCAACTAGAGCATTCTTACTGGTCATCGGGCCTTCACTACCCACACCATAATCCCCATGAATCTCGATAGAGTTCTGACGATTCTTAGGGTCTTGGAGTCGTGCCATACGAGAACTGAAACGTTCACTCTCCGCATATCGTTGACTGAACTCTTGAAATGAGAACGAGCGATGACGTATAATCTGACGAGAGATATCACGTGTGGTGGTTATCTCTAGGGTCATATGTACCATCTCCAGAGGTGACCAATGGTTCTCTTTGATAAGGTATCGAACCAACTTACCCGCTGTAGTCTTATTACTTTGGTTGGCGGGGTTACTTACACGAGCCGCATATGCGACCAGTTCTTCTGCCGTGTGACAGTCTGTATGTGCATCTGGTTTACTCAGACACACTAATTTTACATTACTCATTATACACTATCTTCCTTATCTAAGATTTGTTGAGATGCTCTTACCCAAACATCAACTGCACGAGTGTCTGTCTTATCAGAGAAGTTATCTACAACCCATTGAGCAACGTTTTTACTCTTACCATGTGGACACAATGTCCAAGTTAAATCTTCCATTAATGATTATCCTCTTCCGCCATTAGAAATACTGCATTGGTAATAATCGTTGGTACGACCAATCCTAAGTGTACACCGATCGATACTGGAATACTATATCCTAACCAACCCATATAATAGATTGCAATTATTCCGAAGAACGCAGACCACATGACAAACAGTGCCATCAATAGGTAACCTTGCATTATGGGGTCGGGGATATACTTCAGTGGGTTATATCTCAAGTCCATGACGATACGATACATTTTTACAACTTCTTTACTAATACTCATCTTCATCTTCCTCAACATCATATGTAGTTATCTTTATACTATCAATTATCTTTTCGATTTCTTGATTAGTAATCTCTGCGTTATGTTCGTCTCGCAGATACTTCATCACTACTCTAGCGGTAGTCTTACTCCCAACTTCGATTCCTTCGTCACGACCTTCGTCAAAACCATCTGCAAAAGACATCACCCTACTTACCCAGTAAGTTACAAACATTAATGCGGTGGTTACTACAGGCCATCCCCAGTGTAATTCCATTTGTCCTTCCCTATAGTTTGAAGTTATTAAACTTTTCTGAATTTATTCTCTGACCAGATGTCGTATTGTCAAACACTGGTTTATCATCCCATCCCTTATCAGGGTCAGCACTAGGAATCATCTCCTCGTCATCATCATCAACCAATCGCATCTTACTGCGGTCAACCTTAACAGTGAATCGTTGATTACTGGTCGGGTCATTGTAACGATTCTTCAACTGTTTAACCATGATCTTACCAAGGTTATTTAGTTCATCATTACTGATCAATGCAAACATAAGGTCAGCGGTAGCGGGTAGACCGAACGACTCGGACGTATCTTCAAGACCAACATCATCATTACCATAACCACCACGAGTAGTCTGGGTCGCAGACATGATAGGTACATTGAACTCAACTGCCAGACCACGTAACTCTTCCGCAATACTCTTGATATAAGAATAAGAGTTGATCGCACCACCCATACCTTTCATACGAGACGAGGCACAGATATTCAGATAATCAATAAAGATAATCTCAGGTACAAAGTTCTTCTTGAGTTTCAGTTCATTCAACAATGCACGAAAATGTGCGGTGTTTGCTTGTCCAGTCGGATACTCTTTGATGATCAGTTTACCTTGGGTCTTCGCAGCGATCTGCGATACCTTGTCAGTGAACATATCCTTAGATAGATTCTCCAACTGATCAATCGGTACATTCAGTAGGTTCGCATCAATACGTTCTGCGATACGTTCCTCTGCCATCTCCATAGTGATGTATAACGCATTACGTCCTTGACTTAATGCACTGGCAGCGACATGGCACATAAACAAAGACTTACCGACACCAGTACCAGCAAGCGCAATATTGAGCGTCTTGTTGGGAAGACCGCCTTTAGTAATCTGATTGAAGTAGTCCAAATCAAAGGGTATTCTCTCCTCTTGTTCATGATAGAAGTCATAACGACCATCAACGTTCTCTAGATAATCGTGACCAATGTTAGTGTCGAACGAAACACCCAATGCCTTAGATAGGACATCAGGGATTGCGTTCTTCTGCATGGTTGCGTGTTTACCATCAATGATAGAGATAGACTCCATCACCGCATTGAATACCGCACGGTCTTGACACCACTTCTCGGTACGTTCAATTAACCATTCAAGGTTTTCTGGTTCGGGGGTGAACAGGTCTGGAAGAAGTTCGACACCCATACGGTAATCGTCATCTCCCATAGTGTTGTGTTCATCCATCTCAATCTTGAATGCCTCAAGAGATGGAAGTTTGTTGTACTTTGCAACGAACTTGGTTACTTCTTTGAATAGACCCTTGTAAGCACCTTGGAAGTAATCTGGTGACAGGAATGCACCGACCTTCCGCATATACTCATCATTGGTCAGTAGGTTCCTCAGTATCGTCTGTTCCAGATTGATATTCATCTTCTTCTAACTCCTCATCAATTTCATCATATATTTCATCTGTGGTGAGAATCTCGCCACTCTTCTGGTCTTGTGCGACCATCGTTCCCTCAGAGATTGACATTTCAATTACTGTGTGTAGTATTCTACCAACAAAGTCTTGAAATGTCAAGTCTTCTTTTGATAAATCATCATCAGGAGTAGAAACAATTTCAAAGTTGAAAGAGATTTGACCATCCTCGTCATCATCTCCCTCAGTACCAACAAACTGAATTGCCCCGAATCTAATTACAGTTTCGGGGAACTCTTCAAGTATTCGAATATCCCATCCATGTCCTTCTTCGGATGGGATAATCTGGAAATGAATATCTTCACATAGTTGTGATTCAATCTCATTCTGCATTGGCGATTTCATCCATGTCTACTTTCTGCGCCAACCCGATAGAATACTGGGACTTGATGAACTCTTTGAAGTCGGTTTCTGCGAAGACTGGTTCCCAGAACTCTTTCTGAAGAGTGTCCTTCTCTCGAACTTTTGGTTGCACCAGTTCACCAGTATTACGATCGACACGACAATACCAACCATTAGAAGGCTTAGCGACATAACCACCAGCGAGAGCAACGTCCAACAGACCGCTATAAGGGGCGATACCACCTTCCCAAGTAACTGAGATAGGGATTTTAGATTTCTCTTTAACATATCTTGACTTATCCACGTTGATGATAAAACGATAACCTTTAATCTCGGTTCCGACTTTATCCTGTTGTCTTCCAAGAATCCAGATGTTATCTGCACTGTAGTAAATACCAGTACCACCACCTACGATGTCTTTAGGAAAGAGACCGATCTCTTTATAAGTATGGTTGACGGCAAGCATAGGGATGTTTTTCATAGTCAGATACGGAGTACACATTCTGAACAACCCTTTAAGCGCTTTTGCTCGGGACATATCTGCCACCGACTTTTCATTGATTGCATCTTCAAGTTCTTTCTTGGATGCAAGATTACCAATAGAATCAATGACGATGATAACGTCATCATTCCTGTCGATATTCTCAAGTTGACCGATTAAGTCAAATTTGAGTTCCTCGACATTGGCGATGGGTGTGTGTAACACCCGAGCGGTATCTACCCCGAACTGCTCAAAGTAAGATTGGGGACTACCAAACTCACTATCATAAAAAAGCAGTACTGCATCCTTCTTCGCCTTCAAATACGCACCTGCCATAAGCAGTGCGAACGAAGTCTTGAAGTGCTTTGAAGGCCCTGCAAGGACTGTAAGTCCAGGCGTGACACCACCGTCAATACTTCCTGCCAACGCAACGTTCACCATTGGAACATCGGTCGGCACCATATCTTTCTCTGTGAAGAATTTACTCTCCGACAACACTTCCGTTGTCTTGATCTTGCTGTTCTTCTTCAGTTTGTCCATTATACTTGACATTATTTAATTCCTCACGTTCATCTAGTTCGTATTGTTTTCTGTAATCATTGTTTATATTAACACACTTATCAATTAATGTCAAGTCTGTATCAAACATAGTAAATGCTTTACAATCTTTTGAGAAACAGGCACCACCAAATCCACGTTTACCATCATAGCCAGGCACTCGTGTATGACCTACACCGATTCTCTTGTCTCTACCAATTAGGTTTGCAACAGTAGGGAAGTTACAACCAAGTTTATTAACCGCATCGTATAACTGATTAAAGAAGGTCACCTTAGTTGCGAGATATGCATTTACACCATACTTGATAAATGCCGCCTCTGTTCCACTACAGAACAAGAAATCATTTGCGGTACATAGACTGTATATCTCATAGACTTCTGCAAGACCACGACACGCATCAGGATGACCACCAATAACATGGTAATCCGCACTCACAAACTGTTCCTTAGCGTTTGATTCGGTCAGGAACTCAGGATTGATAGTCAGTCGTTTAATATCATCTTCGAATACTGAAGAGAACAATCGTTCAACAACATCTGGTGTAATTGTTGATTTGACAACAACACCACCCTTGGTATGTTCCAACAGTTTCAGAACCGCATCTTCTACGATAGAAGCATCAACGAATCCATCATCAGACATAGGTGTTGGGGCGCAAATGAATGATACATGAGGCCCCCAATCCAACAATTGATCGATAGTAGTGTTGTGTTTGGGGTCAACATAAAACTTCTCAATGTCTTGATGGGTGAATGCATAGTCCACCGCACCCCCAACAAATCCATGACCAACAATACCAATTCTTAATTTATTAGGCATCCCCTCAGATGGTGGTTCACCAACTGGTGGTGACTGAGGCGGCGGGAAATTTTCTGATAACCCTTTCTCCGTTACACCGAACTTAGCTAAGTCTTCCATAGATAGTTTGGATAATTCGCCATCTGGTGTAATGTCTTTCTCTTCACTCATTATTTTACTCCGTAATAATCTTTGAACCATCTCACAAAGGCAGACACCCCTTGTTCGATATTTACTTTAGGTTTATAACCTAATTGTCTTAACTTATATGTGTCACTCCAAGTCTCTAGAGTATCCGCTGGATGTCTAGGTGCAAGAAGTATTTCTGGTTCCACATCAAGTTCTTTACTTATACAATCGATAAAGTGCATCAACTCTACCTGTTTACCTCTACCGATATTGAATATCTCGTTTGACTCAATATCAGAGAACAGTGCGATTTTGATACCTTCTACAATATCACCGATATAGGTGAAGTCTCTTTTCATATCACCATAGTTGAACGCCTCGATCGGAGCGCCACGTTTTAGTTTATCGGTAAATTGATATAGTGCCATGTCAGGTCTTCCCCATGGCCCATAGACAGTAAAGAATCTCAGTCCTACATTATTCAGACCAGAGATTTTGAACTGACATTCGTTACAGTACTTGGTGTATGCATATGGGTTCAACTGGTGACCAGTAACCTCATCTTCTGTCCAACCAGTCTT